TTGGTTATTGGTCTTTAAGTAAGTGGTTAAAGTATAAAGTCAAGAGAGCCATCGACTTTATGTTTCAGTTTGAAAAAAATGTCACTACATATGCTAAAAGAAAAGGATATGACGGTGTAATCTGTGGTCACATACATAATGCAGAAATCAAAGAGGTTGATGGAATTGTGTATATGAATGATGGAGATTGGGTAGAATCATGTACCGCTCTTGTTGAACACAAAAGTGGCAAATGGGAAATAGTGACTTGGCAAAAAATAAAGTAGTGTACAGAAAGTAGCAAATGCAGTATATTAAAATAGATAACGATATGTGGGCAGACGCAGGTAAAGTTTGGTTTGTACATAAGCATGAAACAAATCCAAACTCGACTGCTGTAAAACTCACAATTGAAGACACCAAAACAGGTGAAATTCAAACACGAACAGTTCCTCAAAACCAAATTGAGTGGCTCGAACCGAAGGACTTTTAATGCTATATACGGGGTCGGGGAATATACCTCATCATATCTATTGTTGGGTAGATTCTTCGTTCATTCGTAAAGATGCCAAACCAAATACGTTCGAACCGTGTATATGGTTCGCACTTCACGCCAAAGCAGGACATTCTTGGGGATGTCACGTGATGCTCGAGTGTGGAGCAGTTTGGCGTGGAGTTCCTCCTCATGCCTTAGCGTTCTCTCCAAATCCGGAGAAAACTTGGCATCTTGAAGACACGCAAATATGGGATTGTTATGGTGATCAATTTTCTATATTGATATATAGTTATCTACGCAGCCAACAAGCAGAGATTCGAAGGAACGGCCTTTTTGGTCGTTATCTTTTTACAGTCATTCCAATGCATGATGGATATTCACAAGATCCTTCTCAGTCGAAGGAATTTATGTTTATTCAATTAGATAATGGCAGACTCACCATTATGCCGACAAACGAACTTCGATTCCATGATAAATCATATACCGAAGGCGATTGGCCGAAAGATATTAAACTAAATACCAATACTTGGAGAGTTGAATGACAGTTTTTTCAAACGAAATGTTTGATGCTACAGAACAGACTTGTTTCTTTGGAAAGCAAGTCAATATTGCCCGTTACGATAAGCAACGTTACAATATCTTCGAGAAGCTGACAGATAAGCAGCTCGGATTTTTTTGGCGGCCAGAAGAAGTAGATCTGTCAAGAGACGGCAAAGACTTTAAAGGGTTAAGCGACCATGAAAAGCACATCTTTACAAGCAATCTCAAGCGTCAGATTCTTCTTGACTCTGTACAGGGACGTGCGCCTAGCTTGGCGTTTCTACCGATTTGTTCGCTCCCCGAACTCGAAACCTGGATCCAAACATGGACATTTTCCGAAACGATTCATAGTCGATCCTACACTCATATCATTCGAAACGTTTATTCAGATCCGTCAAGGGTATTTGACGAGATGCTCGACATCCAAGAAATAGCCGACTGCGCAGCTGATATTAGTAAGTACTATGATGATTTAATTCATTGGAATCATCATGAAGTCGGTATGTATGAGCATAAGAAGAAGCTCTGGCTATGTCTCAATGCAGTTAATGCTCTTGAAGGAGTTAGGTTCTATGTCTCGTTTGCATGCAGTTGGGCTTTTGCGGAAGTTAAGAAAATGGAGGGTAACGCCAAGATCATCAAGCTCATCGCGCGGGACGAGAACGTTCATCTTGCCTCGACACAACAGCTCCTCAAAATTCTACCGAAAGAGGATCCAGACTTTGCTCGCATACAAGAAGAGACACGAGATGAGTGCATCAGCATGTTTCATCGAGTGGTCGAGCAAGAAAAAAGTTGGGCATCTTACCTTTTCCAGAACGGTTCGATGATTGGTCTGAACGAAGAGCTTCTTTGTAACTACGTAGACCATATCGCCGCGAAACGTATGGGCGCCATCGGACTGAATGGTAAACCTGGAGCGAATCCTTTGCCATGGACACAGAAGTGGATTTCAGGTTCTGATGTACAGGTTGCCCCACAAGAAACAGAAATTACTAGCTATGTGATTGGCGGAGTCAAAAAAGATGTTGATGAAAACACGTTTAAAGGATTTACACTATAATGGATTGGATTACTTGCCCTTCGTGTGACGAAGAATTTAAAATAATTACAGAGAACACCACTCTTCCAGAATATTGCCCATATTGTTCTGCAGAGCTTCATCTTGAAGATCCATTTGATGAAGAATATGAAGAATAAATAGATCTTTCTACTGATGGAATATGATCTATGAATTCATGGTTATACGAAGATAAAGAATTTACTGATGTTGAAGATTATTATGGCTTCATATATCTTATCGAGAATTTAGTTAATGGCAAGAAATACATCGGTCGTAAGTATCTAACAAAAGCTGGATACAAAACTGTCAAAGGCAAACGAAAGAAGCTTCGCGTAGAGTCCGATTGGCGAGACTACTACGGGTCTTCTACTTCCCTCAAAGAAGACATCGATCTCTACGGAAAAGATAGCTTTCGTAGAACGATCTTAAGACTCTGTAAGGGTCGCGGAGAATGTAATTACTTTGAAACGAAATATATATTTGATAACGATGCTATCTTAGATCCTCAATATTATAATAGTTGGGTATCTTGTAAAATTCAAACAAGCCACGTGAAGGCTTTACTTTTCAACCCCGAACAGGAGAATTTATGAGGTGGGTAAGGTATTAGAACACAAGCATTTGATCGTAAGAGCTGAGCTCAAGAATCCGCCAAAATGCACAGAATCCATTGAAACATGGATGAAAAAACTCGTTGAACAAATTGATATGAAAATTTTAATGGGGCCATACGCAGTATATTCTGATATGGTTGGTAATCGTGGTTTGACTGCCGTCACTATTATTGAAACGAGTCATATCGCCTTGCATGTTTGGGATGAGTGCGAACCCGCTCTCGCTCAACTCGATGTATATACATGTAGTGCGCTGAATACTGATGATGTCTTTGAGGCCATGAAAGAATGGCAACCTACTCAAGTCGAATATAAGTATATTGACAGAGAACATGAACTATGTACATTAATTGAGAAACGTGTTATATAATGGTATATTAACAATAAAAATGAGGTATTATAATGGGTAAAAAGAGAACACGTACGAAGGTAGTATCAAAGGGACAACGTCGGTCGATTGTTGCCGGAGTAAAAGAAGTTCGTCACGGCCGAAGCGAAGGCGAAAAAGCCTATAACAAACTGAAAGCTTGGAAAAAAGGTCAGAATCCTTGGATTACTGTCGCTGGTCCATCTTCAGATAAGCGCTTTATTAAAGTACGCGCGAATGCGGTATACGGAGATCCGAAGCGAGCATCATATGGAATTTATGCAAAAGCAGGCACAAATGACTAATGTACTGATCTATACGAAAGACAATTGTCCATTCTGTGTACAAGCAAAAAACTTGTTTACAAATAAAGGACAACAGTATATAGAGAAGAAGATAGGAAAAGATCTTACACGCGAAGAGTTTCTCGAAAGCTTTCCAGATGTAAGAACAGTTCCTTTCATTATAATTGACACAGAAAAGGTAGGTGGTTATGACAAACTCATTGAATGGTACGACAGACCAGAACGATCGTTCTTGGCGGAATGAATATCTCAAGGGTATTCTTCAAACTGGAATCGCAAATGTCACCTTCGTAAAGAAGGATGGCACAGAACGAGTTCTTCGGTGCACTCTGTCTCCGACAGAACTTCCAGAACAAACTGATCTTGAAAAAGCTTTTAAACAACAAAAGACTCCAAATCCAGACGTGCTCGCTGTATGGGATCTCGAAAATCTGGGATGGCGTTCATTTCGTTATGACTCGATTCTCGGCTTTAGTATAGTACACGTCGAATGATTTACATGATAGATATTGATCAGACCATCTGTATGACTCCATATACAGATGGTCAACATCGTTATGGTCTTGCTATTCCATTTAAGCATCGTATTGAAGAGATAAATAAACTATACGATCAAGGTCATACTATTAAGTATTGGACTGCTCGTGGTTCAGGATCAGGTATTGACTGGACCGAACTTACCAACAAACAACTAAATGATTGGGGCTGCAAGTTCCATGAAGTCCGTTTAGGAAAGCCATCATACGATATATGGATCGATGACAAGGCTATCAACGATCGGGACTTCTTTTTTCTTACAGACCACGATGTCGGAGATATTGATGAATAATCAAGAACGAATTGAATTGAATGAACTAAATAAGGAATCGAATGGCGGAACAGAACTTACCACTCGAAATCTCTTCCATCGACTATCAAGCGATGAACTCGATGGTGTCCAAATTATCACTGCTCGCGTCCGCGACCTCGATCCTGACCGAATTAAGATCTATCATTTACACGATCTCGCCGGTGATCCGGAAGCTTCACACCTTCAAGATCCAGCTTCTCGAGCTCGCTTTCAAAAATTAGTCTTTAGCTCGAACTGGCAGTATCAACAGTATCGTGACTATCTTGGAATTCCATATAGCAATCATTCAACAGTTATTGAAACAGGCGTCGAGCCTATTCCACTCGTTGACAAACCAAAGGACAAGATACGTCTCATTTATACATCCACACCTCATCGTGGATTGGAAATTCTGGTTCCTGTCTTTTGCGCTCTTGCCGAAAAATACCCCAATATTGAGCTAGACGTGTTTTCTTCGTTCGGTATCTATGGTCCTGGATGGCAGGGACGCGACGATGCGTACAAGCCTATCTTCGATCGGATGAAGGAGCACCCACAGATCAACTACCATGGATGGACAGATCAAGAGACTGTTCGAGCTGCGTATCAGCGCGCACACATCTTTGCATATCCTTGTATCTGGCCTGAAACATCTTGTCGTTCTTTAATTGAAGCGATGTCAGCTGGTTGCCTCGCTGTACATCCTAACTTCTCTGCTTTGGCTGACACTTCAGGTGGTTTGACTGTTCAGTATGATGGTGATCATGAAGATCAGAATCTTCATGCTAATATCTTTGCACACACTCTGATGTATGCCATCGAAAATGTACAGAATAATGATATTACTAATATGATGTCGTTCGTCAAAGCATATGCCGACACTCGTTTCGGTTGGGATTCTGTCATTCCCAAGTGGAAGGGACTCATCGCTTCGTTAAAGGAACAACACCGTGATATTGGCCAAAGCACCACTCAGAGTTAGTTTTTTCGGTGGGGGTAGTGATATCCCCACTCACTTTGCCAAATGGGGTGGAGCTACCATCTCGACTGCTATTGACAAGTATGTCTACGTATCAGTCATGCGCACTCCTCATGATCACATTAAGATTTCTTATTCGAAACAAGAGTGTGTCACTGATGTCGAAGACATTCAGAACGAGATCGTTCGGAACGCGCTCAAGTTCTTTGGCATTAAATCCAATATCGAGATTACTTCATTCGCAGACATTCCCACGATCGGTAACGGTCTTGGTGGATCGTCTGCCTTTACTTGTGCCTTGATCAAGGCTTTGACTGCCTATCTTGGTTATGATTATGTAAATCCTTATCTTATTGCTAAAACTGCTTGTCATATCGAGATCGATCTATGTGGTTGGAAGATCGGTATGCAAGATCAGTTTGCATCTGCGTTTGGCGGCATGAATTATATTGAGTATGCTAATGAACTTGGCAATGGTCGTGTAGATGTGAAGCGGCTCGATTCGAATACGATTGAGAACTATATGATTTTGATTCCTACAAACATCGAACATCATGCAGCAAAGATTCTTGATAAGATTAACTTCGAAGCCAAGACTTTCGTCATTCGTCAACTCGCAGATATGGCAAAGATGCAGAGTACACAGCGCGTGAATATCAACGAATATGGTGGATTATTAAACTCTGCGTGGATGTTGAAGAAACAGATGACCGAAGGTATCTCTTCAGAAGAGATAGATAGTATGTATGATCGATGCCAATCTGCGGGCGCATTCGGATCTAAACTGCTTGGAGCTGGAGGCGGTGGATATATGCTAGCAATCACCGATTCAAAGAGTGTAATTCGCCAAGAATTTTCAGACAGAACCTGCCTTGATGTAGGCATCTCACATGAAGGAGCAAAAATTGTCTATCGAGACTGACATTATATTCGATCATCTTGGCCTGATTAATATCGGGTTTGCGAGCATTGATCATGAAGAATTTAAGAAAGCCGCCGAACTCATTTGGATGACGAGCATTTCCAATCATCGTAACAACATCTATACAATTGGTAATGGTGCTTCTGCTTCGATCGCTCAACATTGGGCATGCGATTATACGAAGGGTTGCAAGCAAGGCGGATTACGACCACGAGTCATCTCTCTAGCAGCAAATATTCCACTCATGACTGCCATCTCTAATGATATCAGCTATGACGATGTCTATTCGTTTCAACTCGATGCCCTTGGCCAAGAAAGCGATGTACTCGTAGCCATCTCTTCGAGCGGTAATTCTCCGAATGTTGTCAAGGCAATTGAGACTGCTAAGTCATTGAAAATGAAAACTATTGCTCTGACAGGATTTTCACCAAATAATAAGTGTGCTCAACTCGCAGATATTTCTTTGCACGTTGATATTCAAGAATACGAAGCAGCAGAAGACGTTCATCAAGCTATCATGCATATGATTGCTAAATATATCAGAAACAGAAGTAAGGTAACTATATAATGTCACAGCAACCAATATCAATTCATCAAATCCAAGCACAATTCGATACAGATAGCGCTAACTACGAAGTGCTCACCGATGCAGCCATTCGATCAAAAGGTGTAGAAGGTGCAGCAGTTGAAGTTGGCGTGCGCCGCGGGGGAGGTTTACAATTTATTATCGACGGTCTTGTTGAGAGTAATCAAACTCCTGAGAAGCCGGTCTTTGGTATCGATCCATACG